GTATCGATTGATGACATTGTTGATTTTAATTTGTAACATGATTTGACTTTTGCTTTTTAATATGTTACAATCGAGTAACACTAACAAAGCAGATAACAAAATATATATTAATTATTATTTAAATTATTTTAATAAAGGAGAAAAGAATTGAGAGATTATATTAAAGAACTAATAGATAATCATTATGATAGTCAACCTTTAAAAGGTACAAGACCTAATGAGTTTGATTATCTAGTGGATAAAGATGTTAAAAAAATGGAGGAAGAATATGATTCAATATCAAAATCAAAAAGTAACAGCTAAGACTTATGCTAAACATCAAGTATCAGATTACTTAATGAGGTTGTTTGATGACCCTAATGTTCATATGGATGAGGACTTTGAAAACTTTACACATAAAGAACAAGAAGAAATACTTAGGCACGTTAGTTTGTTTGAGGATAGGATTCATAAACTATTAGGGGTATCGTTTAAACAGATCATAAGCTCTAGTAATTTTACAAAGGCTATATAACAGGAGGTTAATTATGGAATTTATATTAATAGTAGTAGGTGTTGTTACATTATTAACGACAACAGTTTTGTACATGTACTTGGTAGATGAGGAAAAGATAGAACCACACTACCCAACTACTGCACAGCGTGGAAACTTTTGGGATGCAGAGACTAAGAAGTTTTACAAATGGGATGAGTTGATGGAACTTAAAAAAGAGAGGGAACAAAATGACACAGCATGATGAAGCTGTTGAACAGCAAAGAGAAATACTTGAGTTAGAAAAACAAGCTAAACGAGTTGTAGGTATTGACACTAGGTACAAAGATGGGTTATGGTATAAACAAATAGTTGACTATGCAGATGGTCGAAGAGTTACAGAGTACAGAGATAAACGCAGAGCAACGATAGAGGAACATTATGAAAGGTGAAATATTTGGATTTGGAATTGGGTTAATGGTGACTTTAACATTAATGAATGTAGTATTTATCGTGGAAGAAGTTAAAGAACAGAAAGGACAAAGCTATGAAGTTTGTCGAGATAAACTGTTCAAAGCTTATCCACAAGAAGTAGATTACAAAGAGTGGAGGACATGTATCAATGGCTAAGACATGGAACAAAACTACTCATGTACCTGCTACACAAGGCAGAGGCAAGAAAACAAGTCAAGGTAGAGGTAATGTTGCCTACTCTACCATGAATAAAAACAAGAAGGCATCGTTTAAACAATATCGAGGGCAAGGTAAATGAACGAGAAAATAATAACAATTAAAATTCCAGCAAGACATTTAGAATGGATTAAAAAGAACTATGCTAAATCTAAAAGTGGTCTGACCAGTTTGTTTGAGTATGGGGGTATAGATATCCAAGATGTACATGCCATATCAGACTTACTCTATCATCTTAATGAAGCATTAAAAATTGAAGGTGGTGAATGAACATATTTTATTTTGATGAATGTCCAACTATATCAGCAGAAGCACAGCCTGATAAGATGCTGGTGAAGATGCCACTTGAAACAGCACAGATGTTATGCACAGCACACAGGTTGTTAGATGGTGACGAGTATGCAGATGCTAATGGGTTATACAAACAAGCATACATGAACCACCCATGTACTAAATGGGCTAGAGAATCTAGCTCTAACTACTCATGGTTATATCGCCACTTCCTTGCACTAGGACTTGAGTATGAGTATAGGTACGGTAGGAAACATGCAAGTGTTGTTAAGTTAGAAGAACCACTGAGCAAGATGCCAGATAATATTACACATACAAGTATGACACCACTAGCACAGGCTATGCCTGAGGAGTATAAGAATGAGGATGCTATCATTGCTTATCGTGATTACTGCATTAACGAAAAACACTATGCCAAATGGGAACGCAATAGAGCTAAGCCTATATGGTGGACAACACAGGAAGCTGTTTAAACATTTTGAAATTAAGTATTGACAAGAGTTTCTATTCATGTTATAATGTCACCTTATGTATTTAAAAGAAAGAGAACAGTACGATACAGAGATTCTAACTCGTGATGAGTACAGAAGATTTGGTGAGTACCTAACTGTAAACAACCTAAACGTTGGGCACGTTGTTGAAAAGTTAGACGATACATTCAAGGTAACATTATCTAGTACACCTCTTACCTTTTGGGAGGAGATACTAGCTGAGATTAGAACTCTTGATTAAGCATACTAAGGGACAGCCCTCAAATGTAACTTCCTTTAGTCCTTGGTATTCAACAGAAGTTGAGCAAGTTTTCGGTGCTTTGTGCAATAAGAACCGACTCCGTTTAAACACATTAATAAATAAATTAAAATAATACTTTACTTTATGATTATAGTATGTTATAATGCACAAACTTAATACAACAAAGGAGGAAACTTATGTATGAGTATATAGAAGGTAGGTCAATGTGGGCTAAGGTTAGCACACCTAACGCAAACTTTGGTGACCCTAAGTATGAGATCACAGTCTTAACAGACCAAGAAACAGCCGATAGGTTGGAAGGTCTTGGACTATCTCAAGTGAAAGATAGAGCTGGTAATAATAAATTTGAAGAACCTGCATTTGCTTTTAGAAGAAAAGTAGAATCAGGTGGTCGAGTTAATCCTGCTCCATTGTTAGTAGATGCTGACGGTAATAAACTTGATGTATCAGTTGGTAATGGTTCTGAAGTTAAGGTTAAGTTCAAACCTTATTCAAGTAAGTACGGAACATTTGCTGAGTTAATAGCTGTTAAAGTTAATAAGTTAGTAGAGTATTCTGAACCTGATGCAGATAACGAGGAGTTTTAATTATGATTATTACTATTAACAATGACGATGGTAACACATCGTTTGATGTAAACAACATCAGCGATGATACTGTAAAGCAAGAAGCTACTGTTATCGTACAGAAAGTAGGTAACTTACAAGTTATCATAGAAGCTTTAGACTTTGCAAGTCGTACACATCGAGCTAACTTAGAAGAGTTGCTCAAAGATAGAGACGAAGCAATCGTTGAAACAGAACGTGCCAGAAATGATAAAGGGCAGTTCGTTGGCGATGACCCTGAGACTATTGAGGATGAATCAAAAGTAGCTAGTAAGTCAGATAAATAATAACCGTTAGTGAGGGCTAATATGGAAAACAAAACTTGGGATAAGTTACATCAACCGTGTCCACTTTGCAATAGCAGTGATGCATGTTCTATCAACGCAGATGGTTCAGCAAAGTGTTTCAGTTGTGGAGAATTTATGCCTAACTATAATAATTCATGTGAAGGAAAAGATATGGTACAACAAACAACAACAAATCAAACAGCGTTTAAACAACCTGATAATATAGATGCAGGAGTTTTCTCTACACTAACTGATAGACGTATCTCTCAAGATACTGCTAAGAAGTTTGGTGTTAAGGTAGTCCATGATCTACAAGGTAAGGTTATTAAGCACATGTATCCATATTACAATGGACATGAAATCTCTGCTACAAAAATAAGAAGTGTTGATAAAAAAGATTTCTTTGTTAATGGTTCGTATAATGAGACAGGATTGTTTGGTCAGCAGTTGTTTAAGGGTGGCAAGTATGTCACCGTGACCGAAGGGGAGTGTGATGCTATGGCAGCCTATGAACTACTAGGTAGTAAGTGGGCTGTGGTATCCATCAAGCGTGGTGCACAGGGAGCAGTCAAAGATATTAAAGAAAGCTTGGAGTTCTTTGATGACTTTGAAAACGTGATCGTTGCTTTTGATAATGATAAAGCAGGAAAGGATGCATCTGTAAAGGTTGCAAGACTGTTTAAACCCGGCAAGGCTAGGATACTCACACTTCCCAATGGGTTCAAAGACCCTAACGACATGCTACGTGAGAACAGACATAAAGATTTTGTCGAAGCGTGGTGGGCTAGTAAAGTGTATACACCATCAGGTGTTATTAATGTTACAGAGCAACGTGAGAAGTTTCACAATCGTGAGAAGAAACAAAGCATACCTTATCCTTATGAAGGACTCAACAAAAAGCTGTATGGCTTAAGACAGGGTGAGCTTGTAACTCTTACAGGTGGAACAGGACTTGGTAAGTCTAGTGTAACCAGAGAGATAGAGCATTGGCTTGTGAAACAAACACAGGACAACGTAGGTATTATAGCATTAGAAGAAGATTGGAGACGTACCATTGACGGTATACTTTCTATTGAAGCTAACGCTAGGTTATACATTGATCAAGAACGTGAGAAGTTTTCTAAAGAAGAACTTGATAAGATGTTTGACATCTTGTACGATGGTGAAAATAAGAACAGAGTATGGGTTCACTCACACTTTGGTACTAACGACATTGATGATATCTTTACCAAGCTACGCTTTATGATTATAGGTTGCGACTGTAAGTGGGTGGTAGTAGACCACTTGCACATGTTAGTAAGTGCAGTACATGAAGGTGATGAGAGACGAGCCATTGATACTATTATGACTAGACTTAGAAGTTTAGTTGAAGAGACAGGTGCAGGGATTATTCTTGTGTCTCATCTTAGACGTGTCGATGGAAACAAAGGACATGAGAATGGAATTGAAGTAAGTCTCTCTCACCTACGTGGCTCAAATAGTATTGGTCAACTATCAGATTGTGTGATTGCATTGGAACGTAACCAACAATCAGATGACCCTGATGAGGCTAGAACTACAAGACTACGTGTACTTAAATCAAGATACACAGGTGATGTAGGTATGGCAGCTAGAGTTATTTATGATGCAGATACAGGGAGATTAACAGAGCTAACAGACGAGGACATAGAGTTTGACCCGTCAGCAGATGAGGCATTTTAATTATGGATTTAGTATTTGATATTGAGACAGACGATTTACAAGCAACTCTTGTACATTGTATTGTAGCTCAAGATGCCGAGACAGGTAAGATATTTAAATTCCCTCCTCATAAATTAGAAGAGGGATATAGATTTCTTGCAACAGCAGACAGGCTTATTGGACATAACATTATTGGTTTTGACATACCAATGGTTCAAAAGTTTGGAGGTGTTGATCTCAGTAAGAAAGAAGTAATAGATACTCTTGTACTATCAAGACTATTTAATCCTAACCGAGATGGAGGTCATAGCTTAGAAAGCTGGGGCTTCCGTTTAGGTCTTGCTAAGATTGAGTTTGATGACTATGAAAATTATTCTAATGAAATGTTAGAGTACTGTGTTCGTGATGTAACCTTAAATACTTTAGTATATAAAAACTTACGTAATGAATCCAAAGGATTTAGTAAAGGTTGTATTAATCTTGAACAAGCAGTTGCTAAGATTATTAAACAACAAGAAGTTAATGGGTTTAAGTTTGACATGCAATCAGCTTTAGTTTTATTAGCAGAGCTAAGAGAAAAGAAACAACAGATAGAAGATGAAGTTCATAATACTTTTAAACCTAAGTGGGTAGATACTAAATTAGTAACTCCATACATTAGAAAGGATGGGCAACTATCTAAACGTGGCTTAACCGATGATGAATATGAAAGGTGTTTAAACACCATGAACTATGAACCGTTTATGAGACAGACACTGCAAGACTTTAATCTCGGTTCTCGTAAACAGATAGGTGAATACCTAATTGATTTCGGGTGGAAGCCTGAAAGATTTACACCTACAGGTCAACCTATTGTAGATGAGAAAACTTTATCAGAGGTTACACATATACGTGAAGCTAAACTTATAGCAGACTTTTTATTAATACAGAAACGTATAGCACAGGTTGATTCTTGGGTCAGTGCTGTTAAAGACGATGGAAGAGTACACGGATTTGTCATACCTAATGGAGCTATTACTGGAAGGATGACACATAGAAATCCTAACATGGCTCAAGTACCATCAGTTCACAGTCCATATGGAAAAGAATGTAGGGCTTGTTGGGTTGTCGATGAAGGCAACGTACTGCTCGGAGTAGATGCTAGTGGACTAGAACTTAGAATGTTAGCACACTACATGGACGATGAAACTTATATTAAGGAGATATTAGATGGAGATATACACACAGCTAATCAAAAAGCTGCAAAACTTAAATCAAGAAATCAGGCAAAAACATTCATCTATGCACTCATGTACGGTGCAGGAGATGAGAAGCTTGGAAAAGTGGTCGAAGGAAATACGTCAGATGGTAGACGAGCTAGAGAATATTTCTTCGATAATAACCCTGCATTTAAATCTCTTCGAGATAGAGTTACAAGAGCAGCAGGAAAAAAATTCCTTAAAGGGTTAGATGGTAGAAAGCTTTTTATACGAAACAATCATGCAGCTTTGAATACTTTATTGCAGGGAGCAGGTGCTATTGTTATGAAGAAAGGTTTAGAAATATTATCTAATAGATTAAATCTCAGCAGTACACCTCATAAGTTTGTAGCTAACATTCACGATGAATGGCAGATAGAAGTATCAGAATGTAGAGCTAACAAGGTAGGACAGATGGCTGTTGAATCTATTATAGAGGCAGGTAAGTTTTATAATCTTCGTTGTCCGTTAGATGGCGAATACAAAGTAGGGAGGAACTGGAGTGAAACACATTAATATACCTAACAATTACATCAAAAGAAAAACATCAACTATTGACTTTGGCTACGAAGAAAGCGAAGTAAGTGGTTACCTTAAGCCTATAAAGGAGGAACTAGAGTTATTAAAAAAAGCAGAATATAAAGTTACACACGGAGAATCTACAAGAACAGTAGCTTCTTGGTTGTCTGAAAAAAGTAACAGATATATTAGTCATGTAGGTCTTTGGAAACATATGAAACATACTAGAGTAGCAAGTAAAAGATTTGAAGATGGTGAATGGTGGTATGTAGGTCAGGCAGACGGAAGACGTAGAGTGTCTTCTCACGTAGGGAAAAATGAAAGAAGAATGTTTGTTAATGGTAAATATGTACCACAGTCTCATCCACTTTATAAAGCAGGAAGATACAAAAGTTTTGATGATGCTGCGTTTAGTTCTTTACAGAATTACGAAACATCTACAGAAGGAGAAGTATATATCATAACTAACCCTGCTTGGAAAGGCTGGATTAAAATTGGTATGGCTATTGATGCTGAGGACAGATGTAAAGGTTATCAAACATCTAGTCCACTTAGAGATTTTAAATTAAAGTTTAAAAAATACTTTGATGATAGAAGAACTGCTGAACAAACAGCTCATACTTTATGTGCTAAGAAAGCAGAGAAACGTAAAGGCGAATGGTTTAAGTTAGACTTAAAGACAGCAAAAGAGATAATAAATAATATGGAGGTCGTTTAAACATGGCTAAATCAAAGAAAACCCTTGACACATTAGTCGAAGATATATATAATAAGATAGGTGTACTTGCTGATGGTGAGCATATTGACCTAGATGAGGACACCATAGAACAGTTCGGTGAGTCTATGAAAGACATACTTTACAAGTGGTCTCACCCTGAACCAAGAGGTGATGCAACCTTACGCATGTCTAACATAGGCAGGAAGTCACGACAGTTATGGTTTGATATGAAGTCAGAAGGTACTCCTGAAAGGATGCCACCATCTTTATTCATTAAGTTTTTATATGGACATTTACTTGAAGAGATAGTTATATTTCTTATCAAGCTATCTGGACATACAGTTACTGATGAACAAAAAGAAATCAAAGTATCTGGAATCAAAGGACACATGGACTGTGTTATTGATGGGGAGGTTGTAGATATTAAGACTGCTTCTGGTTATGCGTTCAAGAAATTTAAAGACGGTACTCTTGCAGAAAATGACATGTTTGGATACATGGCTCAACTTGCTGGATATGAAGAAGCACAAGGCACAAACAAAGGTGGATTCCTTGCTCTTAATAAAGAGTCTGGTGAGTTAGCTTTGTACAGACCTGATGAATTTGATAAGCCTAATATTAAAAGTAAAATAAAAAATATTAAAGCTGCTATTAAGCTAGATAATCCACCAAGTCTGTGTTATAATCCTATACCTGATGGTAAGTCTGGTAACATGCAACTTGCTAGAGAGTGTGTATACTGTAGGCATAAGTTTGAATGTCATAAAGATTCTAATGAAGGTAAAGGTTTAAGAGTATTTAAATATTCTAACGGATTGAGATACTTAACTCAGACACCTAAGCCCCCTAAAGTTATTGAGGTAACACAAATATGAGTGGAAGAAGATCAAAACAATTAAGACGTAGGGCAGAAGACTTACTAATTGAGTGGATTAGAACTATGGTTCCTGATGGAGAAGACCCTAATAGAATCAAGAGACAAAACCTAGATGAGTTCTTACCTACGCAAACACATATCTTTGCAGGTGGACAATTTAGAATGAGTGCTTATACTTTAAAATGGTTTTATAAAAAAGTAAAACGTAACCCCAATGTAACACTGGAGAATATCAATGCCTAAAAGAGTACCTCGTAAACCGAGACCAAAGAAGATAGGAATACCTAAAGGATATGATAGCATGTGGGAAGTTACCTTACATGAAACTATATTACAAGACTGGAAACATCACTATGAGTCTATTAAGTATATCATCAAGAAAGATTACGAAGTAGACTTTGCCAAAACAATAGAAGATAAAACTATATTGTTAGAAGCAAAGGGTAGGTTTTGGGACCACGCTGAATACAGTAAGTATCTGTGGATAAGAGAAGCACTACCTGCTAACATGGAGCTAGTCTTTTTATTTCAAAAGCCTTTCTCTCCTATGCCGGGAGCAAAGGTAAGGAAGGATGGAACAAAACGTACCCATGCTGAATGGGCTGAAACAAATAACTTTAGATGGTTTAGTGAAGAGACTTTACCCGATGACTGGAGAAATGATGGAGTATAAATTTAACGAAAGAAGACATATAATTGAACTTAAAGAATATATTGACAATACTTACGGAGAACACTATGCTTCTGATAAGTATCAAGCAACAGATATTATCATTGATTCAGGTCATGGCGAAGGTTTCTGTATCGGAAACATTATGAAGTATGCTAAACGCTATGGAAATAAAGAAGGAAAGAACAGAAAAGACTTGCTAAAAATCTTACACTATGGTATAATAATGCTTAACATTCACGACACAGAGAACTCATAATGGTAGAAGATAAAGTAGGAATAAAAGAATACTTAGGTATTAAAATTAATTACAGTAATGAAAAACTATTAGATAAGTTTAGTCTTGATACATTAAAAGACAGATACTTATGGGAGAATGAAACACATGCACAAGAAGCGTTTGCCCGTGCCTCGGTCTTCGGGGCAACCTACAAAGGTCACACGGATTTTGAATTGGCTCAAAGGCTTTATCACTACAGTTCCTCTTGTTGGTTCATGTTTAGCACTCCTATACTTAGTAACGGGGGAACAAGTCGTGGTCTTCCTATTAGCTGTTTCCTCAATTATGTACCTGATAGTCGCAGTGGTTTATCAGATCATTATGACGAGAATATTTGGTTGGCATCTTCAGGTGGAGGTATTGGTGGATATTGGGGAAACATTAGGAGTAACGGTATTTCTACTACTCACGGTAGTAAGTCTACTGGTTCAATTCCTTTTATCCATGTAGTTGATTCACAGATGTTAGCCTTTAATCAAGGCACAACAAGACGTGGTTCTTATGCTGCATACATGGACATATCTCATCCAGAGATTGAAGAGTTTATTAACATGCGTAAAGAATCCGGTGGGGATATCAATCGTAAGAATCTTAATCTTCATAACGGTATCAACATTACCAATGAGTTTTTAAAAGCTGTTGAAGAAGATGCAGACTTTAGATTGATTGACCCTAAAACTAACGAGCCTACTAAGATTGTAAATGCTAGAGACTTATGGTGGCAGATCATCAACGCTAGAGCAGAGACTGGTGAGCCTTACATGGTCAACATAGATACATGTAACGAAGCTTTACCAAAAGAACAGAAAGATTTAGGATTAGAAATTAAACAGAGCAATCTTTGTTCTGAGATTACTTTACCTACTAACGAAGAGAGAACAGCAGTGTGTTGTTTATCTTCTGTAAACTTAGAATACTATGATGAATGGTCAGAGAATCCAGTGTTCATAGATGATTTAATAACCATGCTTGACAACGTTCTTCAACATTATATTGATAACGCTGTTGACACAGATAACTTAGGAGAGTACAATGCAAACTTTAAAAGGTTTCAAAAACATATTAAAGAAGGTAAAGAAGGGTTTACTAAATCTGCCTACTCAGCTTATAGAGAAAGGTCATTGGGTCTCGGTGCGATGGGCTTCCATTCGTATCTCCAATCACGCAACATTCCTTTTGAAGGTATCTTCGCTACGGGTTTCAATCATAAAGCGTTTAAACATGTTAAGACACATGCAACCAAAGCTTCTGAAAGACTTGCAGATGAAAGGGGGGAAGCTCCTGATGTCAGTGGTAGTGGCAGGAGGAACGCTAATCTACTCGCTGTTGCTCCTAACGCTAGTTCTAGTATCATATGTGGTGGTACTTCTCCTTCGATTGAGCCATATCGTGCTAACGTTTATACGCACAAGACTCTAAGTGGTTCGTTCCAAGTTAAGAACAAATACCTAGAAGAGGTATTACAAGACAAAGGACTAAAGAAAAATGAGTTGACTGCATTGTGGAAAGACATTGCAGGTAACGAAGGTTCAGTACAACATCTTGATATATTAACTGATGAAGAAAAAGAAGTATTTAAAACTGCTAATGAAATAGATCAGATATGGATTATAGAACATGCATCTAAACGTCAAGAGTTTATTTGTCAAGCACAATCCGTTAATCTTTTCTTTACACTTCCTAAAGCTACAGAGCCACAGGAAGTACATGATGAATACATGCAGTACGTTAATGATGTACACTGGTATGGTATGAACAAACTAAAGTCTTTGTATTACTTTAGAACTAATGCTGCTAGAAATGCAGAAAATGTAAACGTTAAAGTTCAGCGTATTAAACTAGATGATGCTGAGTGTATAGCTTGTGAGGGTTGATATGGATTGTTGGCACTGTGGAACACAATTAATATGGGGTGGAGATCACGACATAGAAGATGAGAACGATGAGTACATTATGGAAACTAATTTAAGTTGCCCTAAATGTAACTCGGCTGTTATAGTTTATTTACCAAAAGATTAATATGAAACAATCAGAATTTGACAAGGTGTTTAGCCAAAAGTTTTCAGGCTTTACAAGTAGGATGTGGTTAGATTATTGTGATGAAAATAATAATCCATTCGCAAAAACAAAAGATTACGCAGGATATGTAATTGAAAATTTTAAATATTTAGTTAAGAGATTTAACGAGGAGAACATATGAGCTTATTAGACACAAGAGATTATTACAAACCATTCGATAACCCTTGGATGTTTGACTACTATGTCTTACAAAACCAAATGCACTGGATGCCGGAGTCAGTACCTTTACACACCGATGTAAAAGATTGGCAAGAGTTAGACCCCAAAGAAAAGAACTTACTAACACAAATCTTTAGATTGTTTACTCAATCAGATGTAGATGTTGGTGCAGGTTACGTTGATAGATACATGCGTATCTTTAGAAAGCCTGAAGCTAGAATGATGATGGGGTCGTTTGCTAACATGGAGTCTATTCATCAACATGCTTACAGCTTACTACTTGATACAGTTGGTATGCCTGAGATAGAGTACAAAGCTTTTTCAGAGTACGAAGAAATGGCTGACAAACACGAGTACGTTCATAACATCAAGACCATCAAGAAAGATAAGAAGAGTATTGCAAAAACTTTAGCAGTCTATTCAGCTTTTACAGAAGGACTACAATTGTTTAGTAGCTTTGCAATCTTGTTAAACTTTCCAAGGTTCGGCAAGATGAAAGGTATGGGACAGATAGTTACTTACTCTATACGGGATGAGTCTATGCACGTTGAAGCTATGACTAAACTCTTTAGAGAATTTATCCAAGAAAACATAGAGATATGGACAGATGATTTTAAAGCAGAACTCTACGAGATTTGTAGACAGATGGTAACACTAGAAGATAAGTTCTTAGACCTAGTGTTTGATATGGGAGACCTTGAAGGTCTTACCAAGAAAGATATGTATGCTTACAATAGATACATAGCTGATAGAAGATTGCTACAGCTTGGTCTTAAAACAAACTATGACCAACGTGAGAATCCTCTAGGGTGGTTAGATGAAGTGATGGGTGTTGAACACCAGAACTTTTTTGAAGGTCGTGCAACTTCTTATATGAAGGCAGGACTAAGAGGTAGACAGGATAAGATAACCTTTGCAAACTTGGAGAGTGATAATGGTTAATAAAAGTGAAGCTAACTTAGTAAGTTTTAAAGTGCTTCTTACACGGAACAATGATATTGTGACAGAGTTTAGTATGCTACCGGAGGATATGGTAGATGAGATATTCCCTCTTGATGAGAGAGACGTAATCAAAACAATCCTCCGTAACGGTAAGTCAAAGATGGGAGACTTACATAATTATTTTCAAAGAGAGTTAAACGTTTTAAAGTAATTATCCAGCTAAAGGATTCTTATTCTCTTCTTTAAATATTTTGATATCAGTCTTAACACTTTCGATATCAGCTTTCATACCTGACATATCAGACTTGATTGCTTCGACTTTGTTAGACTGACTATCAATCTTAATTAAAATAGTTTCATCAATCGTCTTGTTCATATAAGACACAGAAGTTTCTAAAGCTTCTATTCTTTTTTCAATCTCACCTAAACCATCATCAGTTTCTTTAGCTTGTTGAGCTTTAGTTTCTAAGTTCTCAATTCTATTGACATAGGTTGCCCCAGTGTATCCAAATCCGGCTAGTGTTCCTATGATACCCATCAACGCAATAAACTGTGTTGTTTTATTTTGTAACCAATCCATAATGTTCTCCTATAATTTTGGTTGTAGTTCTCTCATTTCCATCAAAGTTTCTAAACTCTGACCTGCCATTTGATAAAAGCCTTCGATGTTATCTGACAACATATTGTTGGCATAGATATCTGTAGACTCGTACCATGTTTCTTGGTCGGGCAATGTCACTAACCTATAGTTATTAAAGTTAGGAACAAATCCCATGTAAGCTATGATAGTATTCTCTGACCCATACTCACCCGTCTCTTCTTGTTTAGCTTCGACATCATCTTGTGCATCTTGTAAGTTCTGAGCTATAACATTAGCTACAGTTTGTTCAGCTTCTGTGGCTGATGTATCTGTAGAGACTGACACATCTATTTGACTTTGTAAACTTTGAGTAGTGGTTGTATCAACTGCAACACTGACTGTCTCAACTGTCTCAGTTTCAACACTTGTAGAGCTTGTAACACTAGCACTCATATCTAATACTTGATTGTTTTGTGCAGTAGAAGATGCAAATTGTTCTGATATACTAGGTGAATTACTAGTACTTACACCACCACCAGAACTAGACGATGATACGCTAGAAGCTCCTGTCGTTCCACCTGTAGCGTGTATAGAGTTTCCTGATGTAGTCCCACTAACACTAGACTTAGCTGTGCTTAGAGTAGAGGAGACAACACGTAACGCTGTTTCTTTACTTATTGAACTCTTTTCTTCTGGTAGTACAGCACCAACAACAACCTCTTCTTCTATTATTTCTTCTATAACTTCTTCTTCTTCAATGAGTTCTTCAATAAGTTCTTCTTCCGGCTCTTCTGCATACGCAAGTTCTTCTTCCACAGTTGTCTCTTCCTCAAACCACTCCTCCCTTTCTGCAATAAATGTTTCTTGAAATACAAACTCTTCAACCATTAAATTTTCAACCGGTAGAAAAACTTCTTCTTCAGGCAGAACTTCAAAAGGTTCTACAACTTCTTCATATTGTTGTACAGGTTCAAAAGATTCTGGTTCGTCAAAAACAAATTCAGGTTCTTCAAAAGTATCATACTCAGGTTCAAAGATATACTCTTCAAATATTTCTGGCTCTTCATAAGTGTCATACATATCATACTCTTCTTCGTAACCATAATCAAATTGTTCTTCTTGATAGCCATAATCCATTGTATCTTCTTCAAAGTATGCAACAGATTCTTCTTGTCTATAGCCTTGACAGAAGGGTCCATACTGTGGGTCAAGGTCACACTGTTGGTCATCATAAGCTTCCCAATATCCGGGACAACTTACATCGTTTAACGCATTGCTACAATCTATAGAGGGTCCAACGAAAATAGACCCACCATTTTCTAAGGTTTGATTTTCACCTATATCATTCCAGTCTTGATTAACACAAGTGGTTGAATTAATAACTCCTGTATTACATTCATCGTGAAAATAATAAGGTTCAAACTCATCTTCTTTACCCTGCACTCCTATGAATACATCGTGGTTTTGAATATCTAACTGACCATAGATAGCTTCATAAGTATTATTAGGATACAACCAAAGCTCAAAAGTATTTTTAGAATCTCTATAGTATTCCCACATTTCATACCAACCAAAAATAACTTTATCATCAAAACTTTTGGCTAACATAGAAGAGTTTTGACCCATAATAAGGTCAGTCCAAAAAGGATACATTGTATAGTTGGTGTTAGGGGATGGGCTAGGATTGTATTGCGTACAGTTCTTTCCCCATGTGTTAGCTGTTGATAATGAGCCTAAGATTAAACAACCATTACTAGCCATGTAAGCACTGTTAAAAGTTTCACCAAAGAAAGTAAAATCAAAACCTAGATTAAAGCTTTGTGATGTGCCATCATCACTGGCTGACATATCAGTGGCGTTATCTAAACGTAAATCCCAGAGTTGGTTATTAGATGTAACTGTAGTAGTTACTTGACTAAAAAGACTAACGCTTAAAAGACACGCTACTGCGTAGCATAAAATTCTTTTCTGCATTGCCTTGTAGTTTTAGTTTTTTTTGTGTAAGTTTTTTTAACTAAACCTACCACATCTTTATTGATTTTATCTCTGTTAGGATTTTTATCGTTTTTGCATTGCTGTATAAAAAGTTTCTCTTGTTCTTTAGCATCAGGTCTTTTTGATTTATTTTCTGCCCAAGCTTTGGTAGCTTCCTTACCTATCTGACCTTGATAAGGGCAAGGCGTACCAGCCATTTCCATAGCCTTAAATACTCTCGGGTCTTGACAAAGTATAGAAACTGAAGCGACTTTCATGCCGGTATCGTATAGATACTTGGAAAGTTTTAAGCGTTCACAGTTCTCGTCAGTCACAGTACTACCTGTGGACAGACCAAATACTTGCCCTTGAAAAGCACCAGAACGACCTACAGTACAGAGGTCTTGGGAGTAAGACATAATACTAGGTGCAATAGCAGAAGCAGGGGGTGCTTTGCTACGTACATTCTGATTAATTGTTTGGGTAGAGTTAGACTCGTTAATATTTCTGTTAGTGTTATCAGACTTAGTATTGTTATTATTGGTATTAGTATTATCAGTGGTAACATTAGAATCTGATGTAGATTTATTAATGTTTGTATTGTTATTGGTATTGGTATTGTTACTAATAGAATTACTGTTGTTATTGACGTTCTGATTTACAGTAGAGTTTACAGTAGAGTTAGATGTAGACGTAGAAGTATTAACGTTGTTATTATTGTTTGTATTTGTCGAGGTGTTATTTGATGTCGAGGTATTTACGTTAGTATTATTTGACGTATTAACATTAGTATTATTATTAGTGTTAGTATTTATATTTGTATTGTTATTAGTATTAGTATTTGTATTAGTGTTAGTATTTGTATTATTGTTGGTATTGGTATTAGTCGTTACTGTAGTATTAATGGTAGTTAAACCATTGTCTTCACAATACTGTGTACCGGCTGTACAATCACCAACTGGGTCTGCTTGTACCCCAAACGAAAACGTTAGTAATCCTAATATAAATAACGGTCCCAATAAATCTTGGTTTAGCCCTCTCCTTGTCATTTTTATTTAGCTCCTTTTGTAAAGTCTCCTTTAGACTTAGATGAATTTGTATAGAGACCAAACCAAGCTGCTCCTGCCCCTACGACTACCGATATTAACCCTGATTGTTGCATGGTAGGGTCTTCTAATCCCATGAACCAAAATGTGGTATAGTATAATAAATACATGTACACACTTAAAAAAGCACGAGGTATAATTCTCCAGCTATCTACAGCTTGAGCAACAAAGATAAGTTTTTGATAAGGGTTATCGTTCTTTTCATCTTCTAACTCTCTTATCCTATCTTTTAGTTCTGACTTCTCTTGTAGCAAAGCCATGAATTTATTAAGGTCTATTTCAACCTCATTCCTATCCATATCTCCACTGAAACCACTCATGCCCATGTTGTTATTCATTTTGCCCTCTTTTATTTTTTAACTAAACTACCACCAAAATACATGCCTATAATAGCTGATACTAAGTTGGTATCTAGTTGCGTAATTACCAAGCCTTGGAAAGTTATCCACTGAAAGACTTCTCTACCATCAGTAAAGAATAAAAAGCCCGGTTGAAATAATGTATAGCCTACTGTCACATCGACATCTGGATAATATACTGCTACGAGTTTAGGTAGTATAACGATTGCAAAGATTGCAGACAAAGCAATGATACGTCTTGTCCATTGAAAGCCTTTATCTTGTACGTTCCTTGCAGACTCTACAGCTTTGAGTTGAAACTCGCCCCTTGTAATCAACATCTTCTGCTCATCTTGTTTAGCCTTCATACGTTGAGACCATAGACTTAACACACTACTAAGAAGTGTTGAGCCAAGCATTGTTATAATTTCAAAAGGGAACATATTATTTATCCAAAGTTAAAGTTGATTCAAGTAAATCGTTTATAGAATCTAATAAATACTCTGGCACATCTGCACCGAGTATATCATCTTCGTTGTATGCAATCATATAAGACTCTATAAGGTCTTCATACAAGGGTCTAAAGTCTTCTCGCTGTATCCAAGGCTCGTTACAAATTGTACGAGCTTTACAATCTATTCTGTAAGCTTTGTCTAATTGTTTCTCTGTGTAAAGTAACATTATATTTGGTCCAGAACAACTTGTTGTAGTTCAATACTACGTCTACCTACTTGTGTAAACCAACGACTGTCTTGCATTTGAGCTGACATTTCTTTCCAGTTGTGTTCTCTACAAGCCTGTAGCATCTTGCGAAACTTTGAAAGCCTTGTACCACCTAAGTTAAAACACATGTTGACTAACACATGCTGTATCTTTTCAGGTAGTTTATAAAATTCTTCTTTATCACCAAACACATGTATAGCTTCTGCATAGTGTCTATCAAAGTCTATGGTGTAGTATCTATCTACAGCCTCTTGAGATACAGGTGTACCAACTTCCCAATCATATTCAGGGTCATTAGGTTGACATAGATGACCAACTCCTAGAGTCTTATAGCCTAAACTATCCATATAAATCTCTAGGACTTCGCCCTCGTGTCGTTTGATTTCAACCTTACATTGTTCTATGTTCATACTATTGGTACTTAATAAGGGGTTGATTGTAGGGTAATCCTGTGATGGGGTTGATTCTATCAGCAGCGTTATCCTGTGTAAAAGGTACTTGAGGACCTTCAATAGTTTCTTCACCGACTAGTCCTCCTTTTGAAAACCCATATAAATTAGTTTTTTTAGTATTTTTTATGTTTGGTTTATCAATAAATAATTGTTCTTCAGTTAACATTTCTGATGCTCTGTTAGTATAATCTACCAATTCTGAACCTAAAGGAAGTGTTTTAAGAGTAGTTACAGCAGCTCCTGAGTAGTCTCCTGCTTCAAAGTTTCTATAGGTTTTTCCAAAACCATTCCAAATTCTATCTACCTGACTAAACAAAGGAGATATATTAGAAGTAGCATTGCCCCAACCATTACCTGACCAATTTCCCGCTACTCTAGCTATTTTCTCTACTCTCCAATCTGTAAAACCCGCTAGTCCAGCACCTTGTGCCCACCATTTAGCACCAAAATTTTCTGGTTCGTTTTCCTTGTAAAACTCTCTAGCAGGACTTAGCTCCATTTGTAACTCTCTAAGACCACCAAAAATTGTTATTGTCCCCAGCATTTTTATAGCAAGTTTTAAATCTCCGTCTTCAACTCTTTTAATTAAGCCATTCATTTGAGCAACTTTATACTGTGCCCAAGATAAAAATAAACCAACAGATTTTACTAGAGGATTATTAGATTGAGAAAATAACATTCTATTACCAACTCCCGGTAATCCAACATCTCGTTTCATTGCTTTGTTACCTGCTTTAATTAAAATACTTTCACCAGTTGGAGAAGCTAAAGCCTCTTGAACACTTTTAAACTTATTTAAACCTTTTATGTCTTTTAAATCTAAACCATAATATTTTAAACGAGTACTCAAAGACTTACTTATGTTTTTACGATTACCAATTTTTTTTGATATAGTAAATATTTCATCTATCCCAGAACTAAAAGCAACCTTTGCTGCAAAGTTAGTTGCTGGAGCCATACCGTTGTATTTAAAAAATGTTTTTGTCCACTCTCCTAACTTTTCTTGAAACTTAGTTGTAGGGTGCACCCCAGCCGAGAAAGCTCCTTCCAAATCTTTTATAACAGTAGAGCCAATATCAGTAGCCCTTGTTCCTCCGATACCATACATGGCAGGAACTCCGTCCTTTTTCCATGCTTGACTAAATCCTTTAAACGCTGACCATGAACTACTATTTTGAAACGGTTGTAAAAAGTCTCCTAACTGTGGTATAATAGAACGTGGTAACATAGTAGAGTTAGATAAAAATGTTAGTAAAGCAAACCCATTCTTACCTAAGTTACTTTGAAACGGGTCATTAGCAGCTTTGTGAAGCATACCAAAGTAAGCATTAACACTATTACCCATTAATTTAATTTTAGAAGCATATTCTTTTTTTGTAATTAAACCGTCTGCATATTTCTGACTTAAACTTCTTTTTAAAGACTGTAAAACTTCTCCGTTTTGTCCAAACTTTCTAGCAAACTCTACACCTTTTACCGTGTTAGTTGTCCATACACTTAATACTCTACTAAGATCATCTTCTAAAATAGGTTCTAAAATTTTTCTAGCTTCAATGCTCTTAAACATTCTTTCTTTCTGATAGTTTTTTAATTGAGGAACTCCAGTAAACGTACCTAACTTACCGTTTCCAAAATTAGATTTTTTAAAAACCTTTTCAACTCCGTTTCCTGTTACATTATCTACTATCTCTTCAGCTACCTTTGATATTTTTTCTGCTTTCCATTTAGGGTACTCAACTTTTAAAGCTTTTTTAACTATAGACTTAGCACCGTTCATATCAGAAAATAATTTATTAACACTCCATATCTGAGGAAGATCATAGTTTTTTATTTTATCAAAACTAATAACTTCTCCAACATAGTTATTCATTTCTTTAACATATATCTTAGCATTTTTAACTAAGTTATCTACGTTTTGCATATTTTCTGGAGTTAGTTTGTAAGTGTTTTTTACTTCTGCTCTCGTACCTAGCTGCCTAATAATCTTAGCTGCTGCCACTCTTTCAATTTCTGTTCCACCTTGAACAACTTCTGATATTCTTCTACCCCACAAACTTGTTAAAAAATCAGAAGCTTCTTCAGCTCCTATAATATTTTTATGTCTTCCGTCCATTTGATGAAACATTAAACGAGACAGTATTTCGTTTTCACCACCGTGATTTACACCACGAGTAGCGGTAGTACCAGACCCCTTAACTTTTAAAAAGTTATGTAAGACTCTCATAGCATTATTGTTAATAATACCAAAAGCCTTTTCTTTTTGACCAGCTAACAGATAATCAGCATCTTTAACTCTATTATAAACAAATCCAAAAGTCATACCCGCACCAATTAAACTATAATTAATTGCATCGTCTTCGTCACCTATAAAAGTTCCAGCAGTAAAACCAACACCAGCTCCTACTAGTGGTCTAAAAGTTTCATTTAAAACAGACTGTAAAATACCATCAGTAATTTCTACATTGTTTTTACGCATAACTTTTAAAGTTCCATCAGTAGCTACATACGCTTGACCTTTAGCATACTTTTCCATTAATGTAAAAAATTCGTTATCTAAAAAATCTTTAGCTTCTTTAGCTTTCTTTTCTAGATTATTAATTTGTCTATCGCTAAAAGGTTTTTTACCTACATCTTCAATTTTTAATTTACTAGATTTTTTATCAAACTTAGTGTTTGCTGATTTTGCTTCTGCTAGTTTTTTTCTAGTGTTGTTTGCTGATATATATAGTTTACTTAAAACTAATGAGCCTTCTAGTTCTTTTAAAAAACTTGAGTTTTCTTTGAGTGCAACCGGTAAAACTTTTTCCAAATCTTCTGTTTCTTTAGCATTTAATTTTACAACTGGCTCATCTTTAACAGAGCTTTTAACAATTGTATCAGCATCAGGACTATCTATTTTACCCAAATTAATCTCTTCATCTGATAGTGATCTATATCTATTAGAGATAACAGAACCTAATAAAGAACTAGCTCCTCCCACACCAGCTCCAAACAAGACATTATTAGGATTAACTTCACCATAAGCAGCGTACTCATACAGTGCCATATCAGTTGCACCTATAGCAGCACCAGTAGTGGTTGCTCCGATCTTACCTAACTTTGCAATCTTTGCCCAAGGTATAAAGAATGTTACAGGGTCTGCAATAGCAACTCCTACTCTACCTGTTATTGTGGCAGCATCATCAGCACTTTCTCTAAAATCTACACCATACTTTTCTTGCATAGCATTAAAAATTTTATCTGTTCTTTCTTTTTCTATTTCTTTAATGTTATCTTGAAAAGATTTATTGTTACCTAACGTTGCCATTCCTGCTTGTACAGTTCTAAAAAGATTTCCGAGTGTAAGCCTTTCTAACTTACCTCCTAATTCTACTTTCTGTGCAAACGTAGGTTCAGCACTTGGTAAGTCTTCAGAAGGTTGGGTGTTGTATAAGTTTAAAAAATAATTACCTTTTTCTATAACAGGCTCTTGCTCTACTGTTTCTTTTTCACCAACATACTTTTTTAACTGTACGTCTTCTTCGAGTACCTGCTCTTGAAGTGCAATACGTTCTTCTTCTTTTTCTTCCTCTTCTTGTAGTCGAGCCTCTTCCTCATCTTGTACTGATGTGTCTGGAGAGTTATAAAGATTTAAAAAGTAGTTTGTATCTTGTACTTCTTCAGGCTCTTCTTTTTTTTCTTCATTATCTTTTATATCTGCGTTGTACAGATTCAAAAAATAATTATCATCATAAGATGTTTGGATGGACATTTAGTTTCCTATGCTAAAGTTTCTACAAACTGTTGAACTAATTCTTGTTTTCTTTTTTCTGAAGTTTTGTTATTTACTTTGATATTATTAACTCGTAACCACTTCCTAAACTCGCTTCCTGCAGCAGAGTTATAAGTAGCATTACCTTCTAAATAGTCGTTTGCTTTTTTAAGAACTCTTAATCTAACTTGTTCGTCACTTGCACCTAGAATAGATAACAGTGCCTGAGGAGCTTCTGAATAAGCCTTACGTGCTGCTTCAGTGTTCATTATATCTTCCTCAGAATCCATATCTAAAATACTAGGTTTTTTATTTACTACTGTCTGAGATGACGGACTAATTCCTTTCTTAGAATTTAAATAAGTAATAAGCTTAATATATTCGTCAGTTGTAAAATCATCTTTCTGATTTACCATCTCGTTTAAACGAGCATCAATCTCTTCTGAAGACATTTTATCAGCTCCTAAAATTTCAAAATCTTTTACAAGTTCTGCTTGTGTCGGTATGTTAGGCGAAAGCAAAGAGTCTTTAGGGGCTGGTGTAGGAGCTGGAGCAGGACTAGAAGTTGAAGATGGTGTTCCGGGCTTACCTTCTTCTGTCCATTTTTTTACTAAGTCTATTGGAGCATCATCAATTAAAATACTTCCTTTTCCATAGTTAGTTAAGTAAGCTGTACCGTCTTCAGTAATACCAACAATTCGTTTTCCTGTAGGACCTTTAACAGATTCTTCTGCAAGTTGTCCAATCTCATCAGCCGATTCAGGAAACTGTGCAATAAGACCATTCCAAAACGCAGCTTTTTCTTCATTTGTTCTTGAACCATCCTTCCACTCAGGAGCATTTAAAACTGCTACTACTCTATTTCTATCAAATGTAGGAGTCTCAGGGGTGTCTAGTGGATTTTTAGAAGTATCTTCTGGTACATCAATAGAACTTTGAGCTTCGTCTATATCGACTGTAATAGTCCCGTCTTTTTTATTAGGAGCAGGAACCTCGATATTATCTTTAGAAGGATTAAAAATACTTTTAACAAAATTTTCTCTTGCAGTACGTTTATATGTTCCCCTAGGTTCTTCAGACATCAATAAAAATCCTCCTTTACCAACTTTATATGTTAAATCTGAACCTATAACTTGTTTTAAGGCAGTATCAAAAAAAGATTTAATACCTCCATCAGGAATCATTAAAGGACCGGCTCCTGATTTTTCTTGGTTATTTTTAAATATTTTAAATTGATAATCAGCTATAATTAAAGCATCATTAATAATATTTTGTTTTTGTGAATCGGTTAAATGCTTACCATTATCGTCTTCAAACTCTTCTAAAAAATTAGCAACTGTTGTTTCTTTTTTACCTATCTCAATTTTAAAATCTGATTTTTTAAATGTTCCCTCTCCTGTTAATACTGACTCAGCCACTTGTTTTAACTCTTCAGTAAGGTCAACTTTGGGTTGGAATACTTTTGTCTTAATCATTGATTCTAACTGTACATCAGGAATAGGCTCTTTAATACCGTAAGCACTATTAACTTTATTCATGTTAATAAAGGTGTTATTTACTAATGTTTTTAGTTCTGCTTTATCTTGTTCAGTATATCCTTCAGGCAGTGTGACATTAACATCTCCTAGTTGATCGTTAGAAGATTTTAAACCCATGCCTCCAAGTAACCAGCCTCCAACATTATCTTGTTTATTAATAATGTCAACACCTTTTTGTAGTTTATCTTTTAAAGGTTTTAAGTACGCTGCTCTTGTTTCTTTAGTATCTTTACCTATTGTTCTAAAATCTGAATAACCGCTTACCTTTTGTCTATAAGCATCTATATCATCTTGTATTAATTTTTCTACTGATCTATTAAACTCTAGTTGATCTTCTGCTAGGGCAGAATTATATAATTTACTATATCGTGGGTCAGCTTGATACTGCTTAAGTTTTTGTTGTTTTAAAGCATCTACCCAATTTTCACCGGTTACAGAGTCTTTAGATTCACCATAAGTATTTACCATGGTGTTGTGTTTATCCCAAAACTCTATACCTTTAGTAAACTGACCTGCACGTCTGTCTATAAGTCCTTGATTACTTGTCCAAAACTCATCAGCACGTTTTTGAGCTTTCTTTCTTAAAAAATGATTACCTACTTGTAGACCTAAAGTTAGACCTGTAAAAATTTTAGCTCTACGTTCTTGCTTTTTACGTTTCTTTCTAGCAGAAGCTAATAAAGATTCACCTAATTGTTCAATTGCCATTATATATCCTCTTGTAATTCAGGTTTTTCCAATAAACTTGGTTCTCTCGGTGGAGTCATCTCTTCTATTTTTTCTTCTATATTTTTAGGTAGAACACCTGCTCTTGCTTTCGGTACAATTTTATCTTGAGCTATATCAATTGCTTTTTCAATGCTGCTTAATTGTTCGTCTTGGTCTTCTACATCCTCTTCTTCTCCTTGATAGATTACATTATCCATCATACCAGCTTTTTCAGCTAGTGCCATTATCATATACATAGTAGGCTCAATAAGAAGTAGCAACAAATCTGGGTTCCACATTCCTTTTTGAAATCCATCTGTTAATACTATTTGAGTTACATCTCCAATAGGAACTTCATTCTCAATTAAATTTAGTAAAGAATGATATGCTTCTGGTTCAGTAAGCTCTATAAACAAAGCATCAATAGCAGGTTCTAATTCTGTAAACTGAGTTGGTTGTTCCCAAGGATAAGGTGTATCAGGAGAATTAGTTAAAGATTCTCCGGGTATAGGTCTACCATTAGTAGATAAAAACTTTAATCCTTCTTGGTCGTAATCTTTATAATTCTCTTCCATGTTTATCTACCCCCACCATACTGATTAAACCAATTAAAATAAGTGCTTTCTCCAAAATTAGAAGCTCCTATATTTGCACTGTAAGCAGGTCCACCAAAAGAAAATCCTTGGTTCTGTAACATTGTTTGCTGCTCATTATATTTAGTATAAGTGTTACTGTCTCCTAAAAAATTATAAGGCTCTATATAAGGCATACCGCCTTCTGATGTTTGTTCTTGAGGATTAATAGCTCCTTCAATACTTGTACCAATAGCACCTAATGCACTTTCTTTAGCTTTGTCTTTAGCTTGTTCAAAAAAACTTTTCTTAACTGCTTCCTCAGAAACCTTACCGCTTACTTCTGAAGACACAGCTTCGCTTACATCTAAAGGTTTACCAAGAGTTGCATTGGGACTTAAGGTTGCTTCTCTTGCTTGTTCTGCTAAATTTTTATCTAATATAGTTGTGTCTATTTCTGGACCATTCTTAACAGCATCTGCAACTAAGTCACCAGCATCAGCATTAACACCAAATACTTCTTGAGCTTTGTTTTTTAATCCTGTAAAACCTTCGCTAATCTTTGTTGATATATCTGTGTAAGCAGTTTTAACTCCAGAAGCTGCCCAATGAACACCTTTCATTACATACCCAACTGCTTTGGTAAATAAGTTTTTACTAGCAATATTAGTTGCAGCTTGTGCACCAAAGTTAGCAAGAGTAAGTGTCGTTCCCGTCATGCCTGTCCATATAGCACCTGCAGCCCAAGGCATTAACATACCTAAAGCAATAGAGCCTAAGGGTCCAAGTTTAGCAAAAGGTTTAGCTATCTTAGCCATAATTTTTTTAAGCCCTTTACCTATTTTTTTGATACGCTTACCAACACTTTTGACAATTTTCTTTATACTTTTAAAAGGATTAAAACCCATAATATTCTCCGTTAACCTTTATTACCAAATAAACTATTAATTAAATGACTTACACTACTAACATTAGAAGACCAGTCTTTTGCAGAAGCACCTTCGTTTGCAAGTGCTTGAGCATACAGTTGAGCTTTTCTATTTTCTTCATTTTCAGCAGATTGCCAAGTGTAGTTAGCTTGATCTCTTAACTCTTGCCATAAAAATGACTGAGCTTGTGAAGACATGTTAAATGCATTTTGTGCATTTTGCATTGCTACTTGGTTAGCAGCAGCAGTATTAATTGTGTTAGCTTGTCTTCTCCATGCTAGATTAGATTGCTCAATTGCCTGTGCGTTAGCAACATTAAATTTACTTCTATCAAATTCTACTTGAGCATTAAATTGATTAATGTTATTTACCATAGCAGCATTAGCTTTTTCTAAATCTGCTTCTACTTGAAACTCTAAAGCTTGTCTTGCATTAATTTGTTGTGCATTAAACTGAGACATTGTATTAGCTTGTTGTGTATTAAACTGTTCTACTTGGGTAGCTAAACTTGTCATAAACTGCTGTGTTTGATTCTCACTAGCAGCATTGAATTGTCTTGCAGCATTTTGAGCTGCTTGATTACTTAATAACGTTTGTTGAGCTTGTTGAGCTTTTAATATGTTAGCCTGTTGCTCGTTATTAAGATTAGTTAAATCTGTTTGTAAGAAAGCATTAGCATTATTTATCTGAGCTTTCTGATAGAAGTCTGCTTCAGCTAAGTTAGCTTGAGACATTAGTACAGCATTTTGAATTGTAGCTTGTTGTCTGTTATTAGCTTCAGTTAAACCTACAGTTTGTAAAAACTTACTGTTAGATAATGCTGTTTGTTGATCAGCACTAAACTGAGCCATGTCCATTTGAAAAACTTTACCAGCGTTATCGAGTGCTGTCTGTTGTCTAAACTGAGCATTTTGTAACTCGGCTTGAGCTTCAATTGATTTCTGCTGTCCAACACTTTGCTGTATTGCTTGTGCGTTAGCTTGTGCTAAAGGAACAGCAGATTGTATAATAGCATTGAGCAAGGCATCTCTACCTACAGTGGATGCTGACATACCACGTTGAGCTAACATAGCTTCAACACTAGCTACAGCAGGTCTAGCCCACGCAGGAACTTCACCTTCTTCAATACCACTTAATAAACTGTCTAACTGATTAGATACTAAAGCTTCTTCAGGAAGACCAGCAATAACTCCACGTTCAGCTTCTGTTAAATCCATTAACCTAGCTTCTAGGTCTTCAGGGTCGTTACCTAATGTGGCTATATCTTCAGCACTAACACCAGCATTTCGTAATTGTTTCTTAGCCCTTGTAACCCTTGCTAACGTTGTACCTGCTACTTGAGCAGCTTCTGCCATAGCATTAGGGCTTATTGTTCCTACAATTCTTTCAGTTAAAGCACCGGGAATAATTTCTACTTCAGCAGCTTCAATAGGAGCTACACGTTCTACTTGTGCAGCTTCAGCTAATGCTTCAGGTCTTACTTCACCTTCAGCTACAGCAACTTCAGGAGCTTCTGTAATCTGTGCTGCTTCCATCTGTGCAGCAGTTAGTGGTTCAGGAGCAGCTACTGCTGGTGCAGCTTCTGCTGTTACAGCTTCTGGAGCTGTTGGCATTGCAGCAGTTTCAGCTACTAAATCTTCTCTAGGTGCTAACTCTTGAGCTACACCTAACTCTCCTACTTCAACTTGTTGAGGAGTATCTATTTGAGGAACACCTGTCATGTCTCCAGATACTAATTGTTCTGCTCTTGTTCTAGCATCTACTAAATCTTCTTGTGTTTGAGCAGCAGCTGTTTCTGCAGCTTTTCTTTCTGCTTCAGCTTTTTGTTGAGCTTGTTCAATAGCAGCTTGTTGTTCAGGAGTAAATCTATAACCACCCCTATCTAAGTCACCTCTAAAAGCTTTCTGAGCAGCTTCCTGTCCTATTCTTTGAATAGTTTCTCTATCAGGTACCATATAATCTTCTGCAATTAACTCAGGTCTTATAACGGGTGCAGGAGCAGATACTCCTTCATTACTAAAAGCCATTGCTTGTTTTGCAGCTTCTTGAGCTGCTACTGATGCTGTTTCTTCGTCATATCTATTAGCAAATGTAAATGGCTGTGGAGCAGGTCTAGGAGCTGGTGTTGGTGCCGGAGTTGGTCTTGGTGTAGGGGCAGGAATTGGTACTCTGCTAACTGGCACATCAATAGGCTCTGGTCGATAAACTGGAGCAGGTCTAGGTGCAGGTGTTGGAGCAGGTCTAGGAGCTGGTCTAGGTGCAGGAGCAGGGGCTGCTACTTCCCTCACAGGTCTAGGTGCTGGAGCTGGTGTAGGTGTTCTTGTAGGAACAGGTGTTCTAGTAGGTATTGCTTTAAAGTTTTCTAAAACTTCACCAGTTTCTCTATCTAATACAGCCTTTCCACGTTGATAACCAACTCTACCACCTTTAGTATAGTCTTGTCTAGCTGTTCCACCACTTCTTTTTCTATTTCTTCTTTTTGACATAGTTATTTCCTATATACCTATTTTACTTAACTTCAAACAGTTTGTCAAGTTTTTCACTGATTTTATCCATTCTTTCCATGATGATTGTCATATCATCTTTTAGCTCATCTTTAGTAACATACTGTTTGGCAATCTCTTCACGTGTTTTGTTCAGCAATATATCGTGTCGTCTAAGCTCTCCAGAGTTCTGTCTAATCTGAAACCAAATAGGGGCTAAGACTAAAGTTATAAAGATGTTCCAAATGATATATGCTGATAGTTCCATGTTATGCTCCTAAGATTGGAAACTCACCTAAAGGTCTTGTGTAAACAGGACTTTCTTCAGTACCTGTATTTGTATAAGCGTATAAAGCTGCTAAAGCATCTACGTCTGCAACACCATCAATCATTGTACACATGTCATTAGACTTTGTACGCACTGCAGCTCTCCAAGTTGCTATATCGCTTGGTACTGCTGTACCACCTTCTGCAGCTCTGACAATCATCCAGTCAGTGCTTTGTAAAATACCACCGGTTTGTTGGTTTATAATCTGCTTGTGGTTGTACTTAAGACCTCTGGTAACGTTACCATCTTCATCGGTAACATCATCTATAGCTTTTGCTGTAGCTGTACCGTATGAAGCTGTTACCACACCGTCTGCAAAGTCAAAGCTTTGATTGGTGTTGATGTAATACTCTTTATCTTTTAAGTTTGTGTTGTCGATAACGATTTCATAAATCCCTATAGCTTCTAATTCTGAAGCTGTCCAAAGCATAAAGATATTACTAGGGTAATTTACTTCTCCTATGGTTATACTTTTAGGTCTTGTAAAGACTTGTGTTACGTTATCTGATTCTACTAAAGCCCACATAATTTACCTCGCTGTTGTTGGGATTCCTGTTGATGTTGTGAATGGATTTTCTGCAAATGCCATGTAGATGTATGTTCCACCTGATGCGTTTATAGCTGCGTTAGTGGTTCTTAGCTTAAACCCATTTGAAACAAAATCTGCCCAATCGCTTACACTTTGTATATTACCTAAATTAAGGTTAAATCTTTCATCTATTACATTTTCTTGAATTGTTGCACCTGTAATTATATTCCAGTTCTTTGCTGAGTCTGTTCTCTTTAAAATAACCACAGCAGGTTTAAAGCCTGTATAGATAAATGAACCATCTGTACTTCCATTGCCGACATACTTGCCGAACTTGCTGTAGCCTTGTTTTTCTGCGAAGCAGTAGGCTAGATATTCTCCACCATTTATATTGAAATCACTTGAAGTTCCTATTGAATATACTGATGTAGTAGGCTCAGTAGTTGTCCAAGTTGCAGTAGGATTAGAAACAGCAGCACTGGTTAAGTTTAAGTTTAAGTATGAAGTTCCAGTAGAAACGTGTCTAACATACCAGCTTATTGCTCCGTTCCTTTTCTTTAACAAAATTACATCAGGTTTTGCACCAAGACCATGTCCAATTGTTGCTGTTGAACCTGCTGTTGTATAAGTAACAATGCTAAACCCTGCATCTTGATTGGCTTGAACTGTAGAAGTTATAGAACCATCCGTATTGCTTGAGGTCGTACCACCATTGGCTTTCCATTGCCATGCTACATAGTTTGAACTACTAGAATTTGAATTACTGTTAGTTCCTACAGAAAAACCATTTGTATCAAAAGATTTAACTATAGATGTAGAAGTTCCTTCAGCATCAGTGCCGCTACTTATTAAAAATTTTGTAACACCTCTACTAGAATTTAAAAGAAATTTATCGCCTGGTGTATCATATCTTGCAAACCAAATTAAATCAGGTTGTAAATTACTATTACCATCGTTGGTTATTGCTGTATTATCAACGCTATTACCAGCATAACCTTTAGCCTGAAAATATGCAGATGGGTCGTCTATCGTTGTATAAGCCATTATCCGTACTCCGCTAAGTTTTTAGTGCATAAGGCGTAACCACCTTTTGTATCAAACTCAAAATTACCATAGCCATTGGGGTCTGTATTTCCTGAGGCTATTGAAAAACTAGATGCTGGATTTAAAAAATTTAATCGTGCATCTACACTTGTTCCTTTTACTGTTATATAAGGAAACATTAAAGTATCAAAACTAACACCACCACTTCCGTGAGTTGCGGTATAAATTAAACCATCATTACGATAAAGTTTCATAACTGGTGTTGTCCCTGTTTCTAAAAGTACACCCCAAATATCTCCAGCAGCATTTGCTGTTTGTGAAGAATATCTTGAAATACCATCTGCATAAACATTATTGTAAGCAGTTGAGCCACTTGTAATTCTTGATTCTTTTATCCAACCTATACCAATATCAGTATCAGAACCACTAGTTCCAATAGATGTTTCAATCTCCCAATACCAATCTACAGTAGAGTTAAATGGGTCAATTCCGATTGTTCCATAAGTTCCATTAAAGTTTCCACCACCACCAGCCTTACCAGTGCTTACTAAAGCTCCTTCTGTTATGTCGTTGCTTCCTTCTAAAGATGCTAAAACATTAAGAGTACAGCCATTATTAGTAGGTGTGTCAGTTGCAATATCTGCTGATGACCAATTATCTAAATTGACAAAAGGATTAGTATTACCACTAAAGTCTTTTCCTACTCCAGTATTATTTGCATTACTATTAGCACTACCAAAATCAGACCAATTTAAATAATATCCTTGGTCTCCATATGTAACATCAGCTTCTTTAGGAATCCAAATACCGCTATCATCATCATATTCACCAAAGTCTGATGCAGCATATTGAGTTCCATCTATACAATGTAATTCTGCGATATACCCACCTTTAAAATAAGCCTGATTACCTATTGTATGAGATGTATTAACTTTCCAAAGTTGATTATCATTATTTTGAGTACCATAGTTTTCTGTTGAAAAAGATGTTTGTAAAACTCCATTAACATATAAATTAACTCTATCAGATGCTGTGCTTTGTGTTGTATCTACTGCACATACTAAATGATACCAAGCCGAAGTGTCTCTAAAAAGTGCATTTGTTGCCAAACTCCAACCTGCAGAATCATCATAAGCAGCAAACTTTTCATCTTGAAATTTTACAACTGTTGCATTCCCACCAGCTATTGCTATCCAAGGTATATTTTGTCCACTTGCTAGTAGTTCAGTTTTCTTAACCCAGTATGAAACAGTGAATTTTTTAGCATTAGTTGTACTATTATTTGCTATACAATTTGCACCTGTACTTGCATCATAGTTTCTTGTAATTGCTTCGCTATTATCTGATTCAAATTTATTTGAATATTCAATATCATACCCAGTATCAGTAGCGATACTTCCACGATTAGCTGTGCGTTGTAATACTTCCATAGATTATTAAGTTTGTGCCATGTTTTGTGTTCTACCAATTTCTTGCCAGACTGAACCGTTATATCTAAACGAGAATATATCAGTCTTGTTAGCTGTGGCAGTCACAGTAGGTGCAGTCGATGCTGCAAATTCAAACACTGTGTTCCAAGCCACTGTATAAGGTGTACCGCCTTGTGCAATTTCTACAGAGATTATAGCACCTTCTACAGCGTTACTTGGTGCTGAGAATGTTGTGTTCTCTGTGGTTGCGTAGTAGGCGTTGGCTGCTGCTGTAGCATTCCAAGCTACTGCATTAGAACTTGAGGTTATTGCTACTTGACTAATGTTAGCTGATTGACTTGCTGTAAGTTGAGTTGTAGGCGAAGCAGTACCAATTCCAACGTTGCCTGATGTGTCTAACCTAACCGCCTCAGTGCCTTTATAATCAAAAACTAAATCAACCTCTCCAGTTGTTCCAGCAGCTTCTTGGAATATTTCCCATGTAGTAAGACCAGTTTGTGAGGCATCGTTTGTTTCCCACCCAATACCGCCATAATCAGCACCATTTGTCATGGTAGTATCTGTTGCAGTAATTAAAAGTCGATGCAGAGCATTAGCTGAAATTTCGACCAGTTCAGTTGGTGAAGAAGTACCAATTCCAACATTTCCAGAGCTATCAATGCGAAGTCTTTCGCTGCCAACAGTAGAGAAGACAAGTTTATCGTTAGCTCCTGCTGCATCAATATTTATTTCATTGGTTGTTGAGTTATCTATTGTTAGCTGTGCATTTGCTCCTGCAAATTTTACTAAATCTCCAGTTCCTTCAACCTCTAATTTAAATGTAGGACTAGCAGTTCCAATTCCAACATTTCCTGATGAGTCTATGACTGATACTACTCCTGAAGCACCTGTTTCAAACTGAAAGCCACCACCATTTGTTGTAAAATTAACATGTCCTTCTGAGTTTTCAGCTCTTAAACCTACAGCACCAGCAGTACTTGTATCTGAAACATGTAATATTTCAGCAGGACTAGCAGTACCAATACCCACGTTTCCAGAGCTATCAACCCTTAGTCTTTGTGATGCCCCAGCATATACTACAAAATCGTCTCCAGCTGCACCTATATTAACTGTAGAATCGCCTGTGGTATTTGCATCTTTCAAAGAAAGTCTAGCAGCAGTAGTACTATTGCTACTAAAAACTGATGTAACTTGTTCTCCACCAGAGTTTACTTCAAACCTTCTGCTTGGGCTGCTAACATTAATGCCTACTTTGCCTGATGAGTCTATTCTTAGGCGTTCTGTATTGTTATATCCAGTCAATTGTAAACTGTTATCTGAATTGTCTAGGCGAATACCACCTTTAATTGTATCCGATGTACTTCCGAAATATAAAGCTGATGTTCCTGTATCTGAGGACACAATAAGCTGTGCTGTTTCTGAAGTATCTGATACTAATTCAAGTTTTTTAGTTACAGCACCAGTTGTACCGATACCCAAATTCTCAGTACTTGCATCCCAAAATAACTTAGCAGTTGTGCCTGTATCCTCGTAGAAGGAAATGTCGTTGTTAGATTCTATTTTTAATAAATCTTTACCTGCAAGGTCTTCTATTATAAAGCCAAAGTCAGAAGATGCACTTGCATTAGCCTTTAACTGATACCCGTTTGTCTCAGTAGCATCCGCAATTACAATGGTGTTTGATGCTGCTCCAAGCACTTTTGCAACACCATCAACAGTCAAACCATCAGTAGTAATCGTACCAGTATTATTAATATTACCTGTACCTGTAATGTCATTAGAGTTTAAGTCTAAATCTCCACCAAGTTGAGGAGTTGTATCTTCAACAACTTCATTAGTTGCAGCAACGGTAGTATCTACATAAGCTTTAATAGACTCTGAAGTCGCTAAAGTTGTTGCTGTAGCTGTAGCAAAGGTATCATCATCAAGTACTCCTGTACCTGATACGCCTGTATTGATTACAGGGCTTGTAAGTGTTTTATTTGTTAAAGTCTGTGTATCTGTCAGTGTAGCAACTGTAGAGTCTATTGCAACTGTTACAGTGTTACCTGAACCTACTGTATCTAAACCTGTTCCACCAGCGATTGTGAGAGTCTCTGAGTCGAGGTCAATTGAAAGTGCACCTCCGGTATCTCCTTGAAAATCTAAGTCCTGTGCGGTCACCTGAGAGTCTACATAAGCCTTTACAGATTGCTGTGTCGGTACAAGCGTTGCAGAGTTTGATACCATAGTATCTTCATCTACAAAAGCTGTAACAGTTATGGTGCCATCGTTAAGGCTACCAAAGGTTAAATCTGTTATGGTTGTTGCAGCTATTGTGCCACCTTCAACCTTGTCACCACTGATTTGATTATCAGCAAGTGTTAGAGTACCTGCAGAGACATCTAAAGTTTTTGAAGCTCCTACAGTTATGTCAGACGTTGCTATGGTAGCACCGTCAATGGTACCTCCATCAATGTCTGCTGTATCAGCTACTAAGCTGTCAATGTTAGCAGTACCATCTATATAGAGGTCTTGCCATTCTTTGGTAGCACTACCTAAATCGTAAGTACCATCTGTGTTTGGTATAATGTCTGAATCAATCTCTGCAGCTAAGTTAATGCTGTCAGTGTCTGCATCACCAAAAGTAAGGTTGCCGGAGATAGTAGCGTTACCTGTGACTGTAAGATTACCACCAACAGTCACGTTACCAGTTGTAGTAACGGTATCTGTGTAAGTATCTTTAAAGTATAATGAGCTAGTTCCTA